CTTGCTGATTCTCCAGCGGCAACCGCTAATTGATCATGCAAGCTTTGTACCCATGCAGAGAAATTCTCTGCGGGAATGCTGTCGAAATCACTCAACCCGGCTTTCACATCTTCTGAGAAGATACTACCAAAGTTTTGCAGTTCTGAAACACTGGCTTCAAGCATGGTTGTGCCATTACCATCTTCCAGCTCCTGCATAGCGAAATTCAAACGCTTCAGAGCATCAGCATAATCATCAACAGTTGCGGTTTTTTCACCGCCGCTGAATGCACTAACAACGCCTTTTACAAGCACATTCTCAGACCAGTCCTCTTGGAAGGTGGAAGCATTTTTCTTTACGGTTTCGGCATAATCTTCAATTGCTTTACCTTCTGCTTTGAGTGCATCACCAACAGATAACCCATTTGTCATCGCACGCCCAAATGCAGTTTGATCCTGTAGCACAGGAAGAACCAATGACAATGATCCTGTTGGATCTGCCGTCATGATCTTCTGTGCCCAATTGCCAACCGTAGAAAACAGCCCGGTGAGAAATGTGCCGCCGCCTGTGATGATGTTTCCAGTACCACCAGAAGGTGCAGAGGGTGTGGGGGTGGGCTTTCCACTGCCGCCGCCAAAAAGGCTTTTAACGGAATTCGCAAAATCCAGAGCATCTGCACCAAATTTGATCAACTTGGTTCCCGCCCAAACAATACCCAGTGTTTTCACCGTGCCAATCAGCTTTTGCACAGCACCTTCAGCATCTGTGAATCCTTGTGCAAAGGTGGTAACATATCCAGTTACTGTCTGAATTGCTCCGGGAATATCGGTTGATATGTCAGTAACGATACCGCCAATTGCAGATGCCATGTCAGAAATTGCCTTTTTGCCCTCTTCTGTTTCCAGGTAGGCAAGCAGATTATTTGAAATCTCCGTGAATCCATCCGCAACAGCCGTGAGAACGGGAAGCAGATCATTTGCCATGTTCAATTTCAGTGCATCAATGCTAGCTTGCAATGTTTGCATCTTATCATCGAACGCGCCCAATGCCTGTACATCGGTTTCAGACATTACATAACCCATCTGCTCTGCTTCGTCACCCAACTCCATAAAGGCCTTTTTCCCGGCCTTAAAAAGTGGGTTGAGGTTTGCAGCAGACCGTCCGAACCAATCCATTGCGGCCTGTTCCGCAAGTTCCTGATTGCCGTTATTGTACGCATTGCCAATAACATCAATCATATCCCAGTACACATCTGTTGTTGCTCTCAGATTGTGCTCTGCATCATATATATCAATGCCGAAATTACTTTTCAGAGCATTTGCCTTTTCACGGATCTGCTCTATCCGCTTATCAAGCGTTTCAATAGTCTTTTTATCTTTGGTTTGTGATTTCTGGCTCTGGAGCGCGGTAAGTTCATCAAAGGATTCACGCACATCAGCATATTTCTGCCGAAATTTCACCATGCTCCCTGTGATGTTTTCAAGCGTAGTGTCAACGAATCTCCCCGCATAGTTCCACTTCTGGATATCCTCAACAGAGATCCCGTATTGAGTGGACATGGTGAGCCAATCATCTGCGGTTGTGCCCGCTTCGGTACCCAGATTCCACACTTGCACCGCAAGTTCTTTGGCCTTTTTTGCCGCCCATTCAATTGCGCCGCCCACGCCATCAGCAAACCGTGCAACAGTCTGAAAATCCAAGTGAGAAACAACATTCTGCAAATTGGTATCAAGGTTACCCGCATTTGTGGATGCCTCACCTGTTTTTTCTGCAAGTGCCCCTGTTTGCTCTGCGGCAGTGCCTAGCGGATCTGTAGTTTCTGCAAGCGCAGTTTTCAGATTGTTCTGCTGTGTTTTTGCCTTGTTAAGTTCTGTTTTCAGTTTGGAAACTTGGGTGCTGTTCTCACCATACTGCGCTTTTGCTGATTCAAGTTGCCCCTCAAGCAGTTTCACCGCATCACTCTGCTTCTCAAGCTGTTTCTTGAGAATTGATGCGCGCTCAGACATGTATTCTTCAGCATTGCCAGTTGCACGGAACTGCGAATCGGCAAGTTTCAGTTCGCTGTCCAGCTCTTTGATGCTCTGGCGAACGTTTCGCATTTCTGATCTGAATTTCGCCGCGCCATCAATGCCAATTTCGCCTTTAATTCCAGCCATCAAACATCACCCACCGTTCTTTTCTTTCTCTTGATTCCGTGTTGTATATCATCGTACCGCATGCGGTAAACGTAGCAATCAATAATAAAACCGGGGCTGGCCTTGCGTATTTCAGCATAAGTCAGCCCCGCAATTAGGCCATATGAGACTAACAGCCTATAGGTCAACCGATTTTTTCTTTTTTTTTCTCAATTTCCTCAAGCACTTCATCAACCACCTCATCTGCCTGATCAGCATCAGCGGTTTCAGATCTCATGGCGGCAACAATGCAGTTTACAACCTCTGCCTTTGCCGCAGGAAACTGTGAAAACGGAAGGGTCTTTTTCACCCAATCAGATTGGATTTCTTCACCAGTGCCGCACGTTCCAAGGATGGCAATGAGATCACAAACGACATTCACACGGTTTGTTCCTGTCAGCCGTTCGTCAATCTCTTCCACCCAATAACCCTTCTGGCACATTTTGTCATACGCCTCAAGGTTAAGTGCAAGCTTGATTTCTTTACCATCAATGATCATGTCATACCTCTATCAGATGTTCGCCTTATCATTGAGCCATGCAATTGCCTCAGCCGCAGTGTCAAACGTCTTGCGTGCGCGGTACTTAATTGCGCCAGTGTTATCAATGCGCACACCCATGCCCGTTGCATTCAGGGTGGGTGTTCCCCATTCAATGGTTTCGCCCTTGGTGGTTGTTTCCTCAGACGGTTCCGCAAACTGGCACTTGTGGCACCAAATAGCCTGATACTTGGTATCCCCATTTTCACGGAGAACACGCATATAGCCAAATCCAACATACGGTGCGCTTGCATCTGTCTGGTCATACTCTGCGGTTGCACCAGTGCCGTTCACGGAATCTCCCAGCAGATCAACGCGCACCTGATCCGGCAGCTTGTCAATTTCCAGTTCAATGTCATACCCCGTCATGCCATTGTCATTTTCGGCAATGGTATCATCTGCATAAAGCGGATTATCATTACGGTTGTATGTGATGTTAGCCCGGATTGCTTTTGCAATCACAAAGCCAGTACCATACGTAATTGCGGAACCCTCGGTTTCTGTCGTAATAGGTGCCGCTACAGGATAACGCATGCCAACAACAGCCATACGCCCAAACCCCCATCATCTCATAATTTTCTCTGTGAGTTCATCAAACTTTGCTTGCATTGCGGCAAGTGCACCGCTTTCAGATGCCTTGAACGCCTTGCGGCATACAGGGTACTTTGCACGCACACTGGATCCAATTTCAATGGATCTCATCAGCATAGGCACTGGAATCCCATGCGGGTATCCATCTGATTGTGCCGTTGTTTGATAGCCGTTAAATCCAATCGCCGTCGTGAACTCATTCAAACTGCCCTCAAATTTAGCAATACCGATTCCAGCCAGGCACGCTGATTTTTCCTCTGGAGTCATGTAAACCAACTGCCGCCCGTTTGGTGCATTTGGCACTGCGTGATGTGGTTGCACCGGGATTGTTGAAACTGCCGCGCGGAGATTATCCGCAACAACCCGTGCACCTTCATACAGGCACGCCTTTGCTATGCCAGGCGCGGCACGCTCCATAGTTGCAAGCTTGATTTCAAGATCCTCAATGCCTTGCATCTTTAGTGTTAGCTTCATAGCATCACATCTCTTCCAGTTGGAAAACCCATGACCAGTGCGTAAGGCGGGTGTCATTTTCGTAATCAACCGCTTGCAGTGTGTATGAAACCCCAAGCATGTCGAACACATTTTGCACAGTTGCCATACGATCACGCCCGGAACCGTGGCAAAATAGATCTACAGTGCCCTCAATGGCTTGGTGTTCCATGTGCCCATCTGCCCACACCGTGCGCCCGGCTCCATCAATGGAAATCACGCCGTAATCAGCATTGCCGCCAATTTTGCGTGCATCCACCCAGCCATTTTCAGCAAACTCTATGCCAGTATTGCGGAGTGCGGCAAGCAACGCATCAAACATTCTGCACTGCACTCCTCTCAAGGGTTATCTCTAACTGATCATACTTGTTCAGATATGTGCGCAAAACGTCATAACGGATCCCGCGCAGCACAATCTGTTTCTCACCCTGATACTCAAAATCATGTTCCAGAACAACAACAATTTCCGGGTGGTGATCCACACTGAGTGCGGCATAGTTCTCACGCATCCCCACAGATCTCACTGTAACGTACAATTCCCTTACAGTTTCTGCCGGGGCATCATATATACCATGCGCATTAGGGGTTTCTGAAACGAACAGTGCGGTTGTTGCCCTCACCATCCTGCATCACCCCTCTTCTACTTCAAGCCAATCAGTGTAACCAGTTGCCATCCAAAGCTGTTTTTTCTGCTCATCGTAAGAGGCTTTAAGCCTATCATAATCTTCTGGCGTGCCAAAGTTGCAACGGCAGTAGGTGATAACCGCCCTTGTGATCAGAGCATCTTGGGAATCAGTAATGATCCCGGCAAGCTTCATATCAAGCAAGGCGGCATCTATGAGCAATTGCAGTTCATCATCAAATGCATTTGATGTGATACGCATTGCTTTTTTTACGCTTTCAAGCATCGCCATTGATCTCACCTCGCCGGGATCATCGTTATCATTTTCGTGCGGCTTTTTTGGTTTTGGGTGCCGCCTTGGGTGCCTCTTCTGCTGGTTCTTCCACCTTCACGGCAGATCCAACAGAAATCAGAAACCCAGCTTGGGCAGGTTCTGCATCAACAACAGTTCCTGCCGCAAGCAAAACCCTTGCAGGTTTAATCAGCTGGATCTTCATATCATGCCGTTTTCTTCAGCACAGCGAAGTGCCCAAGCTTGGTTACGCCGTGCGCAGCGTACTGCCGTCCAAGAAGTTCAACAATGTCTTCCTTCTTGCGGGTGAGATTGTCGTACTTCATTTCGACATCTTCACCCTCAGGATAGTTGATGCGAATGCCCTTGAGATCACCAACAACAGCATACACATCACCCACAGAGGCGGTGCTGAAAGCAGGAAGATGGCTGGAATAGACCTTGGTAACACCCGCGAACGGATCAACAGCAAAGCTACCAGCGGCAAATGCCTTGGTGAACTCAATCTCTGTCAGACGGTTCATGATGACAACAATGTCAGTGGCCTCTTCATTGAGGTATGCAACAGCCGTGGGAATCGTGGTAACACC